ATCTTTCTTTCGGTGTGCTTTGTAGTATGGAAATATGTCTCGGCGCCAGTAGTTCTTGTCATCACAGCAGATAACAAGCTCACCGAATTTTTCACCGAACTTACGACGATATAGCCGTAAAGAGTTCAGAACCATATGCCGGACTAAGTCTTCTTCAATTTCAGCATTTTTGTTGAATCCAATCTGCTGCATGAGATTGGATATCATCACTTGATTTAAATCCACGAGTATCATGTCACACTACATTTCAATTCATATTATTATATATACTACCACACTTGACATAAAATGTCAATAGATTATAAGTCGTCGTCCGTATCATCATATAAATCATAGTCTAATGCATCATCCAATTCTTCGAGCCCCTTACTAATATGCTCATAAAATGGATGTTCTAGATTTAATGACTGATAGAGGGTCGCTCTCAAGATCTCCGTGGTGTATGCATAGTTGTTCAGAAATTCGTCGGTAAATATCTCAAACCCGTGCATACCTAGCCTATTTACGACTTGCATGCTGTAGTGGTTCACTATTTCGTCAACATACTCTTTTTTATTTTCCAAAAACTGTTTATTTAATTCCGTTTCGTTTTGAGGGTGAGGTGTGCCTATTTTTGGAAACTTCAATACGTTGTTCGCATTCATTTTATGACCCTCATCAAAATACAGTCTTTATTGATACGGCCGTTTGGTGAGGTAGCTTTTGTGGTCAAGTTATCCATCAGTTTATTCAAGACCCTTTTACCACCGTTGAGTACCTGCGGTAGAACGTCGTGTGGTTTACGTAGTGCTTTTGCATATGAGTTATCAGGATCGAAGCCCTGTAACGTTGTGCCCTTCACTGAGAACCCTGCAGGGCCCATTGAGTTATATACTCTTAGGTTCTTGTATTTGACATTAAATACCCAGAGCTGACTAGCGCCGATAATCGATGATGGGTTGACACTTGCCACCTTGTAATCCACATTCTCGGTCATGAACTGCAATCGAGAGATTTGTTTCTCGACAGAAGCCGGTTTCTTGGTTCGAGTCTTGCGAGTCGTTTTCTGAGTCTGAGCATTCGCTGCTGCATCAGATACAATGCTTTTCACAAAGTCCAAAAGGCGTTTTTTCTCAGATTTTTTCATGTGACTGTAGCCCTCATCGAGTTGCTTGTCACCCTCGACATCGTAGGCATTACCAGAGACAAGTAATTCGAGTTCCGATAAAAGACCACTGTAGTAATTTGCAATCGCATTTGACTGCTGTTGCTTCACGTTGTTTTGACGCAACCACTTGTACATATCGAAGTCACTCTTGTACTTGTTCAGAGTGAACCTATCAATCTCATCTTCAATTTCTCCAATGTACTCAGATATCTGCTCCTTTATCCTCTCTTGAATGGATGGCTTTGGGGCAGTGGGTTTCGTCTCTTTTTTCTCCTCTTGGATCTGCTTCGCTTCATCCAGAAGAGCATCGATAGTCGCATTGAAATAATTTAGACTTTCAGCGGGTAAATTACAGCCCACCGCCATCATGCGAGCTTGATAGCAACAAGTAGGATTTAATTTCCAGTCTGGGAGCCTTTTGAGCAGGCGGATCTCTTTCTTGTCTCTCGGATAGTTATCGAAGAGAAGCTTCGCTTTTTCTTTGGTGTTGTAGAAATAATTGTACCAGTTATATGCTAGTCCAATTTGTGTAGAGGTGGCGACCTCATCAGTCCATTCTGGTTCACCACCCATGTACTTTTCATCGAAAGCTTTTGGCGTGCGAGGCTTACGTTTTTTGCCTCGCAAACCGAGTAGACTCTTAGGCGTTCTGGCCATGTCTCATCCTTTATTACCTGTATAGGTGCATACTAACAGGATTGAGTAATTTGTCAACAACTTTTAATTCTTTTTTAAATCATGTAGTATTTTTTGGAGCATAGATTCCCATTCAGGTATGCGAGATTGCCAACTATAAAAGTTATCTGCATAGATCTTCTGCATTGTTAGCTTACCCTGATGTCGCTCATCATCATATGCACTCATAACAGCTTGTAGAAGACCAATAAACTCGTTCACATGCCTATTTGGATCTTCATCCCACTGATACATGTTGGCGAAGCAAGTCGCTGTTTCTGGTAGTGCTGCATGATTCGGGCAAACAATGGCACAGCCCGCACTCATCGCTTCCATCACTGCTATACATGAAGTCTCTGGCCAGATATTCGGATAAGCAAATATGTGTGCTTTCTGCAATGCTTTACGAATTTCATCATTTGAGACTGTACCGTGATAGTCGATCCCAGGGTGGTCCATGCACTTTTGAAAGAGCTCTTTATATGGTTCATCTCTTTGTGGCCATCCATATATATTGAATGAAGAGTAAACATCAAGATGGATCTTATCACTCCATTGATCATATAAAGCTTCGAATACAGGGAACAGCAATTCTAGCCCACGATGTGGCGTCGTGTGGTAGATTAAATTCAGTCCTTCTTTTGGATCTGGTTTTTCGTGAGATGGTATCGGCATGATAGCATTTTTCAAGATCATTGCTTCACTGTGCTGTATGCCATGTGCCAGATGGTATGTATTAAATTGATAGTTTGACACAAATACAAGCTTTTTGAATCTCTCTCTTGATTTTGGATCTTTGAGATGCTGACTCTCTGGGTCATCCCACGTGTCGTGCAGCCACAATATATTGTGCTTGTATTCATCTAAGTCACGAACACGAGAGCATATAATATTAAATTGGTCCAATAAGTTTTTATCAAGTCGATCGACCAGACCGTACTTCATCATCTCTGTTCCACCCATAGCACCAATAACACCACCGGTGGAATCGATGTTGGAGTCCATTCCTGTTACCGTAAACTTCATACTATCACCGTTTGAATATCAATTACTGAATCTACGCGAAAAGAGCGCCATCCCTTTTTATCAAGATCGTACACTGGCAGCACAGACTCATTCACCTTTCTACTGCTATCTTCGTTTACATCAAGATTATCTGGCAAATGAATTTTATTGAGTGTGCATCTCATATCACGAATCGTACCGTCTACTTTTGTGAACCTGACAGTACAAATATTTTCTAGCAAAGCCTGCTTAATCTCTTCCCTTGTCACCTTTGAGTACTCCAATTTCTATAAGTTGTTGACGTGTAGCTGCACAGTTATAATCCACTTCCTTTTTCCTGACAACACCTTTCTCATTTAAGAGTTGCATCAAGCATAAAAGTTTTCCCATGCCATCTTCTAGACTTTCTCGAGCTTCTTCGGTAAAACCAAAACGATAGAAATATAGAGCATCGTTTGTGGCTTCAGAGCAACCCTCCATGAGTAACAACAACAGATCATCTATGATCTTGAAATGGCTGTCCAGCTCATCAGAGTGCTCTTTTTTACCACCCGGGAAATGTATTACATTATCCCTCATTGTTTTTCATAATGTATCGCTTATTGGGACTACCCCAAACATCAGTGGCAGGAACACGAATAAATTTTTCATTGGACCTTTCTGCGGCAGCAGGATTTTTGATCGTCAGAAAAACTTTTTTACCCATCTTCCAAGCTTTTTGCTTATTGATCACTACCGCAAGATCGTCGGCAATGTAATCTCGTCGGGCTGCATTACGAGCCCACTTCGAAACATTAGGCCGTTGACCTTGACTGACAAAACCTTTGGACTTGCCACCCTTCTTGCGTGCCATCTTGCACCTCCATGATTAAACCACAATACATAATATTATATATTAGACCAAAAGTCAACCAAATCTGGATAAGAATTTTCCGATGTGATGGACGAAAGGAAGTAAAGTAAGAGCCATCATAAGGTTGACTCCAGTATGAGCCATTGCTATTCGCAACGTATCACCCTTTGGCATACCGTCTGATACTAAAAGACCGGCTAACCAAATGGTACCAGTTGTTCCTATGTTCGCTCCAAGTACAGCTGCAACCGCTGCAGGTAGAGGTACTGCTCCTGATGCAACGAGCGCTATGATGG